GGTTGTGAAGTCACTTGGTGCATGCCGAGGGGGTAGCTTTCCTCGTAAATCCAGCTGCAAAACTCTAGTTGCCAACGACGACAACTACGCTCTCGCCGCTTAAGGCGTAAGCCCCGAACCCACTTGTGCCCGTGCTCGTGGATGTAGGGTCATTATCACGGAACCGGCTTTGACGGCTGCCTGTCAGTCATCGCTTAACCAAAACAGGCTGGTCCTTGGGTGCGCTTTGCACACCGTGCTGCCACAGGACGAGACCCAACGGTGAGCTAAGCATGTAGGACCAGGGATGGAGCGCCTTCGGACGGCGGTTCAATTCCGCCCACCTCCACCATTAGATGGACCGTAACGGTCCCGATCAGGCCGGAAACCCAACAGCAACAAGGGTTTTCGGCCTTTTTTGTGTCCGCGTCCGTGCGCCGTTGTGCGTTTCAGTCCATGCGGCGGTAGGGGTGCAACATGGCGTATCTGGGTAATCCCCCGCTTTTAGCGGCTACCAAAAGTGTAGCTGTGCGGCCATTTGCCCCCTCTATCCCGGTCGAGGCAGATCGTACTGATTGCTCGTAGCGATCACCGTCTTTTGTCCTGGGTGATGCCAAGGGCCAACGCAGGCTTGCGCCACGCGGTCCAGCACTTGACCTCTTCTCTCCTCATTTCGCTCATCGGTGCCTCCTTGGTGAAAGCCAACACCGCACCAGGTATTTCGTGGGTCAATACAACGAAGCCTTGGCTGCCTAACCCCGGAAACAAGAAACTACCTGTTCAAACCAGCTTGGCTCGCGGCGACCCGTCACTGATCCAAACGCATAGCCACCTTCAGCATCACGACTTCTCGGCACCGCAGGTCACACACTCCGCCTGACCGTCTTCCATCGGAGGCCGCATGACCGAGACCCTCTACGACGCCTTGCGCGAGAGCCATGAGAGGCAGCGCTCGTTGTGTCGCAAATTGCTGCGCTCCCCTCCGCATACGCAGCGGCGGCTGGAGCTGTTCACCGAACTGCGGGTGGAGCTGGCAGCACACGCTGCCGCAGAGGAACGCTTTCTGTATGCCCCCATCCTGATGCATGACGCGGGCCTGGATGCGTCAAGGCATGCATTGCATGAGCACCACGAAATCGACGAGATCATCGCGGACATGCGCGTGGCCGAAAAACTGGGAGCAGGCTGGATGGCCAAGGCGCGCAAACTCTCGGAAAAAGTACATCACCATCTGCGCGAGGAGGAAAGGAAGTTCTTCCAGGTCTCCGGCAAGATCCTCTCTGCCACCCGGAAACACCGGCTGGCTGCACAATATCGCAAGGACTTCGAACGCATGCGCAGATCGCTGGCTGCCGAATGA